TAGCCTCTGGGTCTAATTCATTGATGCTTGCCTGTACTCTATGCAAACTATTGTTTGCTATTATACCGTCAAACATTGTTTTTGCATACCGCGCAACTGACGTTTGCCATTTACCAGCGTGTTTTGACAACATACAAAAACCTTCTCCAACGCCATCCCACAGGACATGGATGCCGCCAATGGCTACCACTGTGTTACCTTGCATGACGGTAAACGCATCAACTGTATCACCCGACTTGAAAGCATCTTTGAATGACTTTGGTAAATCAAAGTTTGTTTCTATCGTGGCGATATGATTATCGTTGAATTTAACTACCTCAAGCATCAAAAGTATTTGACCTTCTCATAATTGCTAAAACCGTCATGGGCAATGGCTGCGATTGTCGCACAACAACTCTTGCGTCATTCTCGTAACCAGCCGGAAAACTAATTTCTTTATCACCGTTGAACAACGGCACAGCTTCATCCATAGCCATACTACTATCACGAAACGGCAGCCTATCAAGGTTATTTGTATCTGGCCCCATCTCCGCACCAACAGTATTAAAAAATCTAACGGTTACACCATGTATACGTTTGATCTTTCCCTGTGCGATACCATCTTCTGCGCCAGCCTCTATTCGTAATGTTTCTACTGTTGATCTATAACCAAATCCAACATGCACCTTAGACGCATCTCTCTCCAAAGTTATTGCCCCGCCAGAAACCGTTTTGTCTGGGTGTGATGATCCATCAGCTAAAACAGACACAATCTCTCCTTCCAAGTGATTTAAACCTGTGATTGTAGCTGTTGCAGTGCTGTCATAGGTCAGACCGCTATCAAGAAAGAAAGCATCTGTTACGTCTGTTCCAAATTCTATTGGTTTTAAAAATTCTACATGACGCACTGTGCTGCCATCTATTTCACGTTTTACAGATACATAAACCTGATCTTCAGCCCCGGATGGTATTGATGTGACGCTTTCGACTATGGCTGCAATTTGATTAGTTGTTGTCAATCTAGTTGTATCAGAACTCTTGATGCTCAATAAGCCACCCGGCGTAGGTGATGTTTCTTTTACAGTAACCACTGCCGCTGCTGGATTTGCCACAGTAAAATCATCATGTGCATTGATTGCGGTAAATATATTATCAGCAGTTGTGTCGTTGTTGGTATTTGGCCTAAACCCAAGTGATGAAGATGGTGACGAGCTACCCACTGCCTCAGATGTAAATGTGACAGTTGTGCCATCACTTTTTGTCAAAACCAGTGTCGTTCCTACAGCTATGTTTGCAAAATCACTGACTGTTATGGTTGCATGTGCGCTTGTTCCGCCAATAGAATGATCGTGCCACCCGATAGCCGCGTTTGCTCTGTCGTATGTTAGCCCAACCAATCGTCCGTCACTGTGGACAAACCACAAGATAAGTTCTGGTTCTTGCTGCCATACCATGTCTGTCAAGCCGCCACGCGGAATGTGGTCTGCTAATATGGTCAAATCAATTCCAAGCAAGCCATCTGTATCCAAATCAAACGTAATTTCTTTGACTTTTTCTTGACCCTTTTGAATGAGAATTGTGCTGTTTCCCGCCCGGACAGGGCGAACATCTGATGAGCCAAATGTGGTTTCACGCAACACGTTTACGTTTGTTGGCGATACTGGTGTTGATCCTGTGCCACCAGATAGCGTAAACTCTGCACTTGTAGTCAACACTTGCAGAAAACGTGCGGGTAACAAATGCTTGATAACATTAACCTTGTCAGACGCAATGGTAAAATTTACCGCTGAGTCATCTAATGTTCCCGGCGTCATGTTTTCAAAATCAGCCGATACTGAGCCAAATATGGTCTGTGGTTGGCCTGTAGTGCCAGCAAAGTACAATCGTTGCTCATAAAATCCAACGGCCTTAGGGAAGCCCTGATCGCCGTCAAATGAACCAAGCGACCATTTTGTAGTTGGGTTTCCTGACCCTACAACGCTTGCTGGCAAAAACCCCTCTGCGTTTTTGAATGTCGCTGTTACTTCTGTTGCACTGGTAAAGCCTGTTATCTTAACAAATCCAGATCCACTATGCTGAAACTGCCACTCAAGACTGCCATAGGTTTCTGTGCCAGATAAATGCACTGGCGGTGTGTTGCCGCTTGTTTCAGTCCCACTGTCTGTTTTTTTGTAAACATTGTTGCCGTGTCTAACTAAAACATTTTGAGCGTAGCTAGTGCTTGCAGCCCAAGCATCATGTTCTACCTCTATGACCTCTCTAAATCTTATTAATCGTCCGACATCATTTGCTGTAAACAAACTTGCAGAGGCAACGATTGTTACGCTACCAGTATTGGCAGACGCATACAAAGTGGTTGTCGTCTGGTTCTCATCAAGATAAGGGCCGTCAATAAAGTCTATATCTGCTAGTGTAAAGCTGGTTGCTGTGGTTCTGGTTAGTTTTGCTGGCTCATGGTCTTTATGCGCTAAGAACAAAACGTCAGCCGATTGAGCATGGTTGATCTCAAATATATCTGTGACAGAATATGTTGTCGTAACCTCAACTATCTTGCCGACTGTGCCGCCACTAGAGTACGCTGTAAACGCGCTACTGTTGACACCAGACAACTGAAATGTATTTGTTGTTTTCCCGGCAACTGTAAATTCAAGGTTGTTGACCTCTACCATGCCAGCAACAGACGTTATAAAAACTCTGTCACCATTGTTAAGGCCATGAGATGATGCAGTTACAACCGCTGGATTGGCCTGTGTGATGCCTGTTATGTTTGTAGTGGCCTCTGTAAGTATGCCGCCATCTTTATAAAATCTAATGTAATTTGCACCAAGCTCAAGCACATAGGCTTGCTCATCACTTACCTCAAAATTAATTAGACGTATCTTACCGCCATCTTTAGAACGACCAGCAAAAAACGAACCCGGCCTACGAGTTACGCCCCCAGATGGGAACACAAGCATATTGTTAAGGGTTTGCACAGCTTCATTATACTTTGGTATATCTATGCGACCCTCAAGCTTTGGCGAGATCTCACCTGTTCTAAAATTTGTTATTATGGTGGAGACACGCGCCATGCTTACAACCTAATGTTTGTGAAATCGTCTGCCTGTGGTTGCTCTGGGAAACCTTCCATACTATCAACGCCTTTGGCTTCTTTCAGACGAGCTTCGTAAACACTCAACATATTAGCCGCAACAGAATTGCTGCCTGTAATGTTGTAAGCTATTTCAGCCGCCAAACGTGCTGATATGGCCTTGTTAAGCAGTGAGTCATATTGTTCTGTATCAGTTATTCTTCCTATGTAAATAATATTGCATGTGTCTTCATTAGATAGAATTTTTCTACCCTCTATCTTAAACATGACGTTGCTATCATACGCGGCAACATCATTGTTGACATTGCTGTTCCAGAAAGAAAGCACACGCAAACAAAATGGGTCTGTTGGTAATGTAAACTGAAATGAAAAGCCAAACGCCGGGGCGGTTGAGTCGGCCGCTAAATTTGTTCTTGTGATCGCTATGTTCCAAGGATGTGAACGCAATACAGCATCCCTAACATCCTCAAAGTTGCCGTTACATAATCTGGCTTCTTTTGAATTTTCGGTCAACGCAGTTATGTTGGCCGCGCCAAGCAAATCCAACGCCCTGTTACACAGATCGACAACTGATGCCATAGCAAACTCCTAAATGGGAGAAGGCAGCTTACGCTGCCCTCTCTTATTGTTTAGTTCACAACGTAGTGAATAATGAACGACATATCACCGCCAGTGCCACCAGTGGCATTGAATGTTGCGGCTATGTAGTAATATCCACCCGGATCGGATGACTCTCCTGCATTTGTGAAGAGTTTTGCACCAATCGTGTTGATGTCTGCCACCTCAGTTCTCAAGTCAGCGACCGCTGTAGTTCCATCTGCAACTGATGTTGCATAGAAATCTTCGTCTACAACTGTTCCATCTGTCTGATAGATGCCAACATTGAATGTGCAGCTACCGCCTAAAGCATCTGTTGCAACCTGTATGGCTGTAATAGACGCATTACTTGGAATTGGAGCCAGCATGACAATATCATTGTCGGTGCTGTCACCAGCAGCTAACGCAATCGTACCTTGAGCAACACGCAAAACACCGTGTAACTCTTGGCTGTCGTTGGCAACTTGAGGAGAGGCTTCAAAATTAGCTACAAGATCTGAATTTTTCGTAGTCATAATCTACCACTCCTTATGCTGATTCGTCACAGTCAATCTGGACAACTTTTTCTTCTTCCATACGAGTGGAACCGATGCTCATGCAATAATAGACTTGCGTTGCGTAACCTTTGTCGGAACGCTCATCTATTCTTGCCATTACATCTTTACCAATCGCTAGAGCAAGACCATCCTCTGCCCATGCGAAACATGAACGGATGTTGCCAGCTTTTGACAGACGGTTTGAGGTTATGAAGTTAAATCCCATAAACTGATTTACTTCACCTTGCACAAGAGCCTTTACAGTGTTGAAATCACTTGATGTTACGTTTGTATCACCTAGCAATGCTTCAATCTGATCTGGCCCTACAGCAATGTAGCGCGGTATTGACGGATCAACTGACGCAAGGTCTAAGGTCTTTTTAGCAGTCCTTAGTTTTGCAACAGTCAAATCTGCACCA